AGACCGCTGCTCTTGGCGGAGAGTTAATTGCACCTATATTTCCTGGTTTAAAATTATTAAGAGCTTATGCTAAATCAAAAAGTTTACCAGTTAATGATGACACTAAACAATTACTAGAACAAGATGTTGACATGGTGTTAGAATCAAATGGTATGGATAGAAGACAGTTTTTACAAATGACTGGTGCTGGTGGTACTGTTATACTTGCTAAAATGTTAGGGTTTGGAGATGAGTTTGCAACAGCAACTAAGGTTGCAGAAAAAGCTACAGCTGAAGCTGTATCAACATACCCTCCTCCATATTTTTTTAAACTTGTAGAAAAGATTAAAAATATGGGTGATGACATAACAGAAAAAGCAGCAACACAAGACAGACAAGTAGTTAAATCTTATAAAGATTATGAAATGACTGAAGACGTTGCAACAGGAGAGATTGTAATTAGAAAAAGAAATGAAGGTGTATTTTATGATCAAGACGGTATAATTTCTGATGAGTATATAGTTTATAAACCAGGTCGAGCAGATGAAAGCACTAAAATTAAACCTGTAGATGAATATGATGAGTATACAGTAAGACCAGATAGTGATGGTAAATTAAGAGATTCTGAAGATGGATTAGACAGTATAGAAGAAATTTTAGAAGAAGTAGGTGACCCTGATTCTTTAACACTTAAAAAATGATAAAAAGGTTGACAAGAACTATACCTCCATTAAGAGGTCCTAACCCACAAGGGTTGAAAGTTCCATTAAAACAAGTTAAAACGATTACAAAAGGAAAAATAAATGGCCGACATAGAAAAAGCCCTACCAAACATAAATAACAAAGTTGAAATTGAAAGACCAGAATTAGAAGTTGACCTTGTAGATCAAGGCACAGATTCTGACATGCCTTTTGATGTTACGCAGTTAGATGATGGTGGTGTTGAACTAGATTTTGAACCAGGCATGCAAAAAATTCCTGGAACAGAAAACCATTTTGACAACCTTGCAGAATTATTACCAGAAGATATTTTAGATCCTATTGGATCTGATATGCATTCTAACTATCAAGATTACAAATCATCAAGAAAAGATTGGGAAGATAGTTACATAAAAGGACTAGATCTTTTAGGATTTAATTATCAAAACAGAGCAGAGCCTTTTCAAGGAGCTAGTGGTGCAACCCACCCAGTGCTTGCAGAAGCTGTAACACAGTTTCAAGCAGGAGCTTATAAAGAATTATTACCGGCTGAAGGTCCAGTTAGAACACAAATATTAGGTGTATCTGATCAACCAAAAGAACAGCAATCACAAAGAGTAAAAGATTTTATGAACTATCAAATTATGGATGTCATGAAAGAGTATGAACCAGAGTTTGACCAAATGTTATTTCATTTACCTCTTGCAGGTTCAACATTTAAAAAAGTTTATTATGACGATTTATTGGGAAGAGGAGTATCAAAGTTCGTCCCAGCAGATGATTTAGTCGTTCCGTATTCTGCTACCTCATTAGAGGATGCGGAAGCGATTATTCATGTACTTAAAATTTCAGAAAACGATTTACGTAAACAACAAGTAAATGGTTTTTATAGAGATGTAGAATTAACTAAACCTTCTGAAACAGAAGACAAAGTTTCTAAAAAAGAAAGAGAGTTAGACGGAACTAAAAAAACAGGTAAAGCAGAAGAAATGTATACCTTGTTAGAGTGTCATGTTAATCTTGATATAGAAGGTTTTGAAGACATAGGACCAGACGGACAACCAACAGGAATTAAACTTCCTTACATCGTAACAATCGATGAAGGGTCAAGAGAAGTTTTATCTATTAAAAGAAATTTTGAACAGAACGATCCTAAAAAACAAAAGATCGAATACTTTGTTCATTTTAAATTTTTACCGGGTTTGGGGTTCTACGGTTTCGGTCTGATTCACATGATTGGTGGATTATCGCGTACGGCGACCTCTGCTTTAAGACAGCTCTTGGATGCGGGAACGTTATCTAATCTGCCAGCAGGTTTTAAACAAAGAGGGATAAGAATAAAAGATGAAGCACAACCAATACAACCTGGAGAGTTTAAAGATGTAGATGCTCCTGGTGGTAATTTAAGAGATGCATTTTTTCCATTACCTTACAAAGAACCAAGTCCTACATTATTACAATTAATGGGTATCGTTGTACAAGCAGGTCAAAGATTTGCAGCTATTGCTGATATGCAAGTTGGCGATGGTAATCAAGGTGCTGCTGTTGGAACTACAGTTGCATTATTAGAACGTGGATCACGTGTTATGTCTGCAATACATAAAAGATTGTATTCTTCACTAAGACAAGAATTTAAAACACTAGCAAAAGTATTTAAAACATATCTACCACCAGAATATCCTTACGATGTTGTAGGTGGAGAGAGAAATATTAAACTAACAGATTTTGACGATAGAATAGATATTATTCCTGTAGCTGACCCTAATATATTTTCTATGTCACAACGAATAACTATTGCACAAACAGAATTGCAATTAGCAACTTCTAATCCACAACTACATGACATGTATACGATATACAGAAAAATGTACGAAGCATTAGGTGTAAAAGATATTGATAAAATATTACCACCACCTGCACCACAAGAACCAAAAGATCCTGCGTTAGAACATATTGATGCTTTAACTCAAAAACCTTTTCAAGCGTTTAGAGGACAAGATCATCAAGCACACATGACAGCTCACTTAAATTTTATGGAAACTAATATAGTCAGAAATAATCCACCAGTCATGGTTTCAATACAGAAAAATATTTTAGAACATATTTCTTTAATGGGACAAGAACAAGTTGAGATGGAGTTTGCAGAACAAGTTCAACAAATGCAGGTAATGCAACAACAAGCACAGATCAATCCACAACTACAACAACAAGCTGAAGCAGAGATGCAACAATTGTCTATGAAAATAGAAGCAAGAAAAGCTGTGTTGATTGCTGAAATGACAGAAGAGTTTATGAAGGAAGAGAAAAGAATTACATCACAATTTGATTCTGATCCTTTACTAAAACTAAAATCACGTGAAGTAGATTTACGTGCAATGGAAAATGATCGTAAACAACAAGAAACAAATAATAAACAAGAGATTGAAAGAGCTAAACTTATGCAAGATCAAGTAAGCACTGACAGAAAACTTGCACAAAATGAGGAGTTAGCAGACCTAAGAGCTGATACTTCTATTGAAAAACAAGAGATGGCAAATGAGAATAGATTAATACTTGCCAACATGAAACCAAAGAGATAAAAAGGAACTATTATGATGAATTATAAAACAGGCGGTAAAAAAGTTGTTATGCCAGAACAAGCAAAAGTTGTTGATCCTAGAGCTGAAAAAAGCTACAGAGGAAAAAGCTATATTGCTAAAGGCGATAGTAATCCAGTAAAAGGCACTGGTGCTGCAAGAAAACAAAAAGACGTAACCTGGTATTAGTATGTGGTTTTCGGCAATTAAATTAGCCGTCTCTGCTGGTAGTAAAATTTACGCTAATAAGCAGAAGACTAAAATGGCAATGTCAGATGCACAGCTTATGCATGCGTCTCGTATGGCCGAAGGAAAAGAAGCTTACCAAGGAAAATTATTAGAAGCACGTCAATCAGATTGGAAAGACGAGGCAGTTTTGATAATTTTAAGTTTGCCAATAGCAATCCTGGCCTGGGCAGTCGTATCGGACGATCCGGGAGCGATGGACAAGGTAAAATTGTTTTTTGACATGTTCTCTGAGCTCCCAAAATGGTTCACAAATTTATGGATCCTTGTCGTGGCGAGCATTTATGGTATAAAAGGTACTCAAATTTTTAAAAACGGAGGAAAAAAATGAGAAAAGATTATAGACAAAACAAAATGGGTGGCGGTATGATGAGATCAACTTATAGTAAAGGTACTGTAAAACCTAAAGACAAAAAATTAGCAGCAATGTATGGTGATAAAAATACAATTACTAGAGGTGATGTTATAACTGCAGCTAAAAAAAATGCCGGTAAAAGAACAGAAGCAATGGGTGGCGGAATGA